CTATGCAAGTAAGAGTATCCGCAGGGATCTTTGCATCATCAAATTGAAAGACTTCAATCTTATGTAGATCAACCATGAAAGTCGTCAGAGAATCAGACATGACTGTTTCACTGTCTTTCTTGCCACCACAGCCTAATGCTGAAGCCTTTCGAGACACACAAGCCAGGATTCTATCTTTTGAACCCTCACCTTTATACTTACCTATTAATCTACGAGCAGCTGTAACATGAGCGCAGTCAGGCACGGGGAAACTTCTATTAGGACCACAGAAAGTAGAACCTTTTAGCTTCTTGCGTTTTTCACTTGAAAGCTTGGCATCTGTACATTGAGCATCTGTCAGAATGCCTTCAGTTTTCATTGCATCAAGTTCTGCCGCTAACTCAGCATAGTGTTTATCTGGATCAGCATACTGAGATCTCTCAGCTTCGGGCAGATCTTCAAGCTTCCAATCTTGATAGGGTTCGAGGCTTTCGACATCGACAGCTGGAACTTCCAACTCGAACTGCTTGGCCTCTTCGGTAAGATGGGCAACATAAGCTGCTCTAGCATCAACCGACAAACTCTGTAAGGTAGGGATAAAAGACTCAATCTTAGCTTCTACCTGTTCCTTAGTAATCTTTTTATCGCCGACTACAGAAAGATTATGCTTCTGTATATGAGATTTCAAAGTAGTATTAACCCTACGGATCATTTCCTTAACGATATCTTCCGTAGGAGCTAAAGTCTTAATCTTGTCGGATATTTCAATAGCCCTCTCTTTTGTTAGAGGGGCTTTATTCATTTCATCTAGGTATTTTTGGAGTTCAACAAGCATCTCGTCTTCCTTGATGTCGGAGGGTTCCGAAACCTGAATATCAGATTCGTACATCTTCGCTAGGTCAGTACTATCGGCCATATCATAGCAAGCTGCCAAGATCTTAACTTGACGCTCAGGCCGCATACCCATAAAAAACATCTTATTGTTCAGACTATCTTTTAATAAATCCTTAGAGATAACCTGAGCAAAAGGATCAGCTGGGAAATTGACGAAGCTGCATTCTTTGTAGAAGAAGTTGCCAGCGATAAGAAACATCTTCTTACCGTCAACCATCTCCCCTAGTTTATGTTCACAACGATCATCAGCAGCCCAATCGGTGTGGCACGCAGAGCAGATAGCCTGGTCAGTTTGAAAACCAACCGAGACTGTTAGATACTCTCCTGAGAGCACCTTTCGGATAGCATCAGGATTGGTGACTTTCATCCCCAACTCGATGTATCCCAAACCTCTATAATCCTCACGGGCTTGGAGCTTATCCAATACCATATTGATGGATTTATACAGGTCCAAACGCTTAGTTGCAGCGTCTGCATAGAAAAGCATGTTGCCTATTTCTGGTAACTCTTCTCGATATCTATGAGAAAGATCTACATAACGAGCAGCATGTATACGACCTATAGCACAAGCTTCTTTGTCATGTTCAACCAAGACTGGCTTTAAAGCCTTTCCTGGCTCGATCCAACGATAGACCGAATCTTGCATACGATCAGGTCTATAAAAACGTTGATTACCATTGATGATGCCAGAATGAGTAGCTTCTACTTTTACAAGTAAAGAAGTTCTGGATTCTTCTGCTTCATCATAGCATTCTGAAAGAGTCTTCTTACCCGGTTCCAACTCTTTAACGGAGAGATTTACGAAATCTCTCATATATAAGAGGCTCATTTTATAGCCCCCTATTATCGACTAACATCCCGTCTGGGACCAATCTTTAATTCAAGGATTTTCTCAGCAGATTGCTTGGGATTCATTCCAGACTGATGACTAAGTTCATTAAGCATCTGTTGCAACGGAACCTGTTTTGCTCCATGCAATGGACTCACTGGTTTGACTTTCGGTTGATTCTTCGTCATCTAATTCCTCGAAATATCTATCTGCTAAATCTGTAAGTAAAACCGAGATAATGTCAGGATCTGTCGTTTGAGCGACTCTATCTCTAGCAGTCTGACGGAATGTTTCTATCTCTGTTCTTTCATGGTTAGTATAGTCATTTATAGGCATTTCACGCATACAAGTTTCAATATACTTATCAATTATAAGACCTGATGCCTTCTTCCAAGAAGCACTAGATAATTTGCTCTCAGCCTTTAATTTATCCATCTGTTGGATTAACAGGTCATATATTAGGTTAGGGTCTATAGATGATCTAGCTGAATGAGGATCCATATTGCGTCCGTGTTGATTTGCGGGTCTATTTTTATTAGCTACGGATTTAGCACCTTTACTGGCTTTGCTAGCTCCCGGGCCAGTAGCCTTCGCTTTACCAGCAGCTACATCACCACGAACAGACATAGCTTCGATCATACCTTTATTCTTTTCTTTGATTGTGGACATAGCAAGATCTTTCACATGTAATTCATAATGTGTATTAGCTGCTTCTTTCTTACTGAATGGAATCATGTGAGTTTGACGACGAGCTTCAGCCTCAGTGATAAGATGATTATTGAACTTTTCAATAACATGATTCTCCCATTTAATATGACCATCCACATCAACATCCGGAAATACTAAGTCTACATCCATAATAGCGTTTTGAACAGATAGATTAGTAGGGGATTCTTCAAATAGTTCCTTTAAGATAAATGTCTTAAATTGACCTCTGAACCAACTAAGATCAGCCTTAACAGAGTCTTTTAAGTTCTGAGATACATTCTCGGCTGTAGCCCTATTACCTGTATCAGTCTCACCCATATCAATTGGGCTTACACCCATACCTGTAAATATACGTGACTTGTAATGAAGCATAATCTTTTCTGGATTGGGTGCTTCACCTTCAATACCAACTACATCAACTGACACTCTTTCATCAGTGATGAATACACCTTCTTTAGGCATATTCTCGAGTTCAGCTTTAATAAGATCGACTTCGGTGATCCCGTCCACAAGCATTGTCGCTGGAGCATCCTCAGAGCCGACCTTAACATGAAAGAGTGGGAAAAGATGGTTAATGAGGAGCATTTCCACATTTTCTTCAAGACGCCTGAGAGCAAAAATATCGTCACGGACGGATACTGTTCTCGGTGTTCCATATACATGTCCTGGTTTAACATCCCATTTAAAGTGTATGACATCTTCTAGCTTATAGTCTTTATACTTGCGGGCTGAACCATAATAACGACGCCATTTAATAATCTCACCCTTTTGATTGACAAATGGAAAGATAGAGTGAGGAGGAAGAATCATATAACCAGCAACTGGTATACGTTCATCATTCTTTCTATTAGCCATTCCTCCAGAAGCATCCGCATCACGTATCTTTAATAGAAAACAATTAGATATAACAATTAAATTCCATAATATATCTTTAATAAAGTTCTCAACTGAAGTACCCATCATGTAAGCTATCGTATGTAGACGGGAGTTGATATATCGTGTAAAGCGGTCATTTTCACCTTCTATTTTAAAACCTTGACGAAACATCAGAGAATGCTTACGATTAATAGCTTGCATAAAATATGATTCAGTATCAAGCATAGTAAAAGGCTCGTACTGATCATACTCAGGAAGAATAGTACCATAATGGCCATAATAACTATTTAGATAGTCTTTTTCCTGTTCTATTTTCTTACGAATCTTCTTTTCAAGAGCTGGGAGATCCTCTGAATTAACTGCATCTCTTCCAGTCATTAAAGGAGCTTCACCATGAGAATCTATGAAGGGAATAAACCCACCTAATACAACTGCTGGTTTCGGTTTACTGCGCATACCAAGCCCTGTCATAATAGGATCTAAACGCTTGGCACCATCTCTTCTATTAACAACTGCGAAGGACTTACCATAGGATTGACCTGAACGTTTGCGATCCAAGTTATCCATACGCATTTGTATATTCAAAGCTTTCTGTTCCTCTGGTGTGATCAGAGTCGGCTCAAGTACTTTGATTTTCTTAGATGTTCCTTTCTTGGGCATAATTATACCTTGAGATTAATTGGAGTTCTTAATGCTTGAGTGGTAATTTGATTAACTCCACCTCTAGCTAGTACCGTTTGTACTCTTGTAGAAGCAGTAGGTATCTGTGGAGGAGTTATAATCAAGGTGTTACCATCCAGAGCAAATGATGAACCACTTTGTGATTGTAACGATTTTACTAGCGTACCAAAAGATTCTAATCCAAGTGTGGGTGTAACAGTATTAGTATTCAAACTGCTAGTATTACCACTAACTGTTGGAGTATTAGCACTTGATTGTAATATAGATTTAATAATAGTAATTGACGAACTCAGAGATTTCATACTAGTTAATAATTCAGTTTGATTGCCTTGATTAGTTAATCGTCGTAGTCCCAGTCTCTGCATAGATTGATGCATTAATTCCGTTTGTCTATTTGATTCATTTGTGGACCATGTTATGTTAGCACCAAGAATACGCAAGCCTTCGGGTAATCCGGATAGAGCTTGTAGTTGAGTATTAGTCAATGGCAGCGGACTAAATCCACCAGCTCCTTGTGCCACAATACCAGTTAAGCCTATATTTAATAAACTACCGGGATTAAAGGAAGCTAACAGAGACATCAATGTACCTAAAGAACCACCAAAGTTATTAGACGGGTTTACTGCTACTTGGGACATATAATCCAAATTGCTAATATGACCTATACTTTCACTTAGTAGCTTAGGAAGTACTAAGTTATCTATGCTGTCATGATGTTGTTGTAAAGACGGCTGATGCTGGAATGCAATTAGATTCTGTAGCATTGCAACTAGCCTATTAAGGTCCGAGCTTGGCTGAGTAGATAGCGAAGCCACGATAGATGGTAATGCGACTTCAGTTGGATCGGGGGAAGCCACCAACTTGTACATCCCCGCATAACTCTTTTCCCACTTGTCCAATATTCCATTAGTCAACTCCAATACCGAATCACTAACATCCACGGAAGAACCATTTAAATCTCTAGACGATGCATTCACTGGAGCTATTGTAGTAGCCAATTGTACTGGAGTCTTCTGTGGTATAGATAATATTGGATATTGTCTTAACGCATTAGACCACGAGTTAAATACAATCTGATCTCCAGCTAATGACCGCAAAAGCACAGGAAACATCTGATTATAAATACCAGACGATATAAGAGAGTTTTCAAAAGTCTTTGAGGCTAACCCAATATCAGCTCTTTGAATAGGTTCAATCTGTACACTTGAATCTTTTGCATTGAGCAGATCAAATTGAGAAAAGTTAACATCTGTCTGCAATAAGGAAGTATACATCTGCATATCCATAGCAGAAGGAGCAGTAGGGGTATTATATATACGAGATAATGACCGACCTAAATCAGGATTAGATGCTAAATCAAAGGTAATACCTAATCTAGGAACCAACGACAATAGTGCTTGTTGTAAATATAAAGATGTATTCGCCAGATCAGTAAGACGTACTACTAAAGATGCTGCATTACTACTTGCTGCTATACTACTACCAAATTCATTAGAAACTGGAGCTACTACACCAGCTGTAACTGTATTTGATGCTGAAAGAGCTTGCGACGGTATAGTCGGTGGTGGTGTAAATACAAACCTTATAGGTTCAAATGACATTTTAACTCACCGATGCTATAGTACTGTTAAATTGACTTTTATTCAATAGTATATCTTGAGGAGCTACAACGATATTAGAGACACCAATCAAGGAGAGAATTTCCTGTCCTACTAAACCAAAACTAGATAAAAATACAAGAGTAGCTAATATTCTTGGATTATTTGGAACCAAAGATTGTATTACGCTCCAGGCATTCCTTAGAATAGTATCAGTGGATGAATACAAAGACATTTGGAAATAGAAATCAGATAAGCTATGCCAGTCTTTCTTCATTAAACCCTTCATAGCTCCATATTGAATACTTTGTCGATTTTGCCAGTCTTGTAGTTTGCTCTGTAGATTCAAACCTATATTGACATGGAATTGGTCTAGTATACCTGCAGCCAAGTTGCTTTGAACTTGATTAGACATTTAAGATTTAGTTCCTCGTCTAGGCATTATAAATGGTGAATCAAAAGGGTTCTTCTGCATAGTAGAAGAACGATTAATTGTACTTGTAAGAGTAGTCCTAGATGGTGTTCCTCTGGATCCAGTATCATTCTGTCTGAAAGCAACAGTACGGCTGGGAACTCTAGATACATTAGTACCACGAGCTCTACCAGGAATAATGATATGACTAGTTTGTCCTGGCAGTACTATCTGAGGGGCAGTATCATCTCTCTTTTCAGGTAATTGTCTGGTAGGAACATGAGATGATTCTTGAGCTCTTTGTCTTTCTTCAGCAGCCTTTTTGGCGGAATCATAAACATCTGTTGGACCGCCACCAAATGATGCAGCATGAGCAACATGAGCAAAACGTTGTTCTTTAGGCGTAGCAGTTATACCATACTTTAATTCTATACCTAGAAGTGCTAGCATTGTAGCATCTAAATCATGGTCTCCTTCTCTACCCGCTTCATAAGTATTGGCGAAACCATGCTGGGACCAGGTTTTAACCCTATATGCCCGGAACTGAGTGTCCAATATGTCATCCACATCAGAGAACTCGAATAACCCATTTTCGAGGCACATAACAGCACCCTCAACCATGAACGGTTTAGTACGACGTTTTTCCTCATCTTTGTCAATGTACTTGGAAGTGCCACGGTTGGGTACAAGTTTATTCGTTTTGATTTCAGCGCCAAAGTCAATCACCTTTATTTCCATTAGTTTCTTGTCATCTGGGTTAGTAGCTTTCTTACCAATTAGACGCAACATTTCATCTTGCACATTACCAAACCCTCTATCAATATAGATACCTTCACAATGCCAATATCTATTAATATCGCGTATTCTATCAAGACTATCCTGAGTAGTAACTTGAGGTCCATCTACTGCAACAGCTTCAACCATCTTTCTCTTTTTCGTATTTGGTTCATACTGAACAACTCTAATACGTGTGCCAGTGCCTTGACCATTCCAATCCACACCCATGTAGTATACCATATTTGGTAAGTATCTGCACTGTTTATATTTATACGAAAGTCGGGCTTGGTCAACATAATGGGCTTTAAATACACCTTGCGCAAGATCTCCAAACTCTGCCATGAACTCATGTCTGAACACATCATCAGTTCGGGCCTCACGGCGGCAGGATTCCTCCATATCATCTGACCAATCAGGATGCACGGTAATAGGTGCATAAAATTCCCTATAGTCAGAAAACTGCGTACACATCTGCCAGAATTGTGATCTAGCTCCAGTAGGTGTTGAGGAGCCATGGAATTCCGATTTCTTGTACCTACGTAGAAGAGGGATAACGGCTTTATAGTCACCTTCATTAAGAAGGTCCTGCTCTTCTAGCCGCACACGGCGAGGAGATTGAGAACGAATAACGTCAGCATCTCTACCGGACGAGGATCCGGCAGTGAATATAGATATGGTAGAGTCATTTTGGAATTCAATACGGAAGAAAGGTTGTTGTCTCTTACTTTTTATAGTCCCAGAAAGGTCTGGATCATTTTCACACTGCCAGAGGATATCATCATACCATTTCTGAGCTTGGGCTTTAGCGGGACATAGAACGAGTATAGGATAATTCTTTTTAGTAGTTACCTTATGTAACTCTTCTATAACTCCTAGAGAGGTCTTACCTAACCCTCTACCCATACGATCAACCTTACGCTCTGCGGTACATGCGAGAACACCTTCTTGATAATTCCTAGGTTTGAAAGGTATTATATCTCCATTATCATCAGAAACTCTAATATGTTTACCAGCCCAATGAATCGGATCAATAATATCACGTGCATCCTCTTCTGGCATTTCAGATTGTTTAACTATCCGTTGAACATCTACCTCAGTATAGATACCATTACAGGTAATATGAAATGCCCTACCTGGATATTTTATCTGATAATCCTCATGACATTTCTTACATATAGGATTATCCATCCGTCTAAGAATCTCAGATGCTAGAGGCTTACCATTTTGCCCGGAGTTTCTTTTTATTACCGGTAGTATGAATTCGTCGTAATTCATTAGCTTAGTTGGATACAACGGTTGGAGTGGTAGGTATATCAGAGGTTGCTACAATAGTTTTATAGTCCTTTAACGAAACAGCCCACAAAGCCTTCCCTTTCTCATCCACTACTTTAAGCCCATGATCAGATAGTACAGAACCAATATATTCTGATACATTCGCTATTGCCTGGTCACGAAGTTTAACTAAATGACGTAACATCTGACTTTCATATATTTCTAGTTCCATATATCCTCCAGGGATTCAGTATAACACAATTAGGGCAGGAAACCTAGGTTTTTTGGTTCTACAGGTAATGTAGTTACCAAGATACTTAATGCTTTGCTACCAGTTGCTGAATGTATATCGGTTGCTTGAACTGTAAAGCTACTAGTACCTAATACCGTGGGAGTTCCAGATATTACCCCGGTACTAGTATTTAGAGATAAACCAGCAGGTAATGTACCAACGGTAACAGCCCACGTATAAGGAGGAGTGCCACCAGCAGCTGTTAATGTCTGACTATAAGGAACATTAGCCGATGCATTTGGCAAAGAAGGATTAATTACTGCAATACCAGTAGTAGAGAATGTAGCAATTACTGCAGACCAGTTAGCAGCAGTACCTAAGTTATATGTGGCTGCAAAAGTACCTGTAACAGGTGTTATAAGAGTTTCATTGGCTGCTGGGGAAGTACTCTGATCTTGTTCAATTAAGGAGAAGGAAGCACCAACAGCTTGCGTGCCTGTGTACGTTGCTGGGAATCCAAATCCACCGAACACCAATTCTGGAGCATGAGTCGTTGAGGCTGTTGTTCCACTATTTGGTGTGGTGCTAAAGCCTTGGGCTCCAGAGACTCGATCCAAAGGACTAGTTGCACTTAATCCACTATACTCATACACTACTAACCAGGGATGATTATTAACACCCGAGAATGTAGCTTTTACTGTATTAGTACCTCCTAAACAGTTTGCGACATAGAAAATATGTATTTGGGAAAGATCATTTGTTTGTATTTGTGCTACTGCTTGTGTATATGTATTTCCTAACGTATCGGTAATCCCAACAGTTTGAGTAGAAGTAGACATACGAACAAACACTATAAGCAAATTACCTGCAGTATTAGGTGAGGTATATGGTTCAGACAAAGAAGTCAGACCAGAGCCTTGTACAGAAATAGCCTGCACTAACGTAATACCGGATCCTGTTGAAGTAGCTACAGTGATACTAAATACCTTATCAACTATAGTTCCATTAGCATCGGTTACTCGTATAGTAAAAGTAGTTGTACCGACAGTAGTTGGAGTACCAGAGATCTGACCATTGGAATTAAGTGATAGGCCAGGAGTTATTGGTCCAACAGATAAGGACCAAACATAAGGTGTAGTACCACCAGAAGCAGCTACTGTAGTATTGTAGACAGAATTCTGTATAGCCCCAGGTAACGATACCGTAGTAATAGTTAGAGGAGTTATAGTTATAGTATATGCATGAGTTGCTGTAGCTCCATTTGCATCATGCACTCCGACTGTAAAGTTATTAATACCTCCAGTTGTTGGAGTACCAGATATTATCCCCGAGCTAGGAGCAAGTGTTAATCCAGCTGGCAATGTACCGAATGTAATCGACCATGTATAAGGAGTAACTCCACCTGTAGCAGCTACAGTTGTTGTATAAGCCGCATTTTGTATTCCATTAGGCAAAGCTATAGTTGTAATAGTTACTGCTGGTACAGCTACTACAGTAATACTTAAAGCTTGGGTAACTATTGATGAACCAGCATCAGTAACACTTACAGTGAAGTTACTAGTACCTATTGTAGTTGGGGTTCCAGATATCAATCCTGTCGTAGGAGCAAGTGTTAATCCAGCAGGTAATGAACCTACTGTGATCGACCATGTATAAGGTACTAATCCATTAACAGCCACTAGAGTTGCATTGTACCCAGTATTCTGAGTCGCATTAGATAAACTAGTAGTGGATATAGCTAAGGTAGAAGGTACGGATGTGTAACATAGAGTTGCATCAAAGTTAGTTAATGCAGTACCAGTTCCATTAGCGGGTTGACCTAAAGCAGTATTACGTGTAAGCCAACAATTCTGAGCTGGTGTCGTATATGAAAAGCCTCCTGGACCAGACCCTCCTGTAACATCAGGACCAATTGCGGGGTAAGGCTCAGCACCCCAAAATGCGGGCTTAGCAGATAAGTAGAATGAATTCGGAAGATCAGTACTAACAGGAACTAGATTACCATTGACAAATGGAATACCAACGGTAGGTACTTCCCCAGTAACCCATCTAGCAGTGCCAGTGACTGTATCATAGTTACCCCATCTAAATAATGAGGTAGTCGTAATAGCATCATTTGCAGGAACGCCACTAGCACAGTTCTGATTACCAAATCCTAAGTTATAGATACTGACCCAGCATCCGGTTGTCCCTGTCGTGGTAGATGCTTCATAAGTCGTATGGAAACCAGTAGTACCTAGGACATTACCAACAACGTTATTAGCCCGACAATAAGAAGAGAATAGAATGGGATCAGTTTGTTGAGTCTTTCCTAGTTGTAATCCTAATAGACGATTACGGAACAAAGTATTTACATTACTAGTACCATGAATATCATCACAGAATAATCCCTGCGTGACATTACTTTCAAATAAGTTCATCCCGGTACCAGCAGCATGCGAGACGTAAGATGTTTGTAACAAAGTAGAAGGAGTATTATATGAATCATTTATATCAAAGTTATAAGACACAACGTTTCCCTGCGCGTTTGCAGGCATAACAGAAGTTACAGTAGTCTGGAATATATTGTTCTCAATTAGGTTAGCAGAAGCCTGACCAAATTCAACACCATAACTGGTCGCAGCTGCATTTTGTGAGCCATAGAAATAACTATCACGAACAACTGAGTTGGAAGTTAAATACATCCATACATGATTTCTATTGGAATTTAGATCTACAACTCCCTTGATATAGCAATTAGAACAATTAAACATTAATACGCCAGACTGTACAGTAGTACCACTCCCGTTATGATTCAAAGTCAAATTCTCTAACCCAGCGCCTAGTAGCTGCGGACCAGTCCACCATATTCCTGGGTGTTGACTGGACCTCCAATTATTCATGTACAATCCGGGAGTAATAGTAAGTACAGTACCATTGATACCAGTGACTGTAACTATTTGCTGTTGACTAGCTTTTATTCCCGATATTGTTCTTCCTAGTGACCCTCCAGATAACGAATTTGTAAGGCTATCACTTTCAAATATACCACCTGTATCAGACGCATCATTTTGCTGATCAAGAACTATTGTATTACCAACCGACAATCCAGCAGGAACAGCATCCAGAGTAATCTGAGTACCATTTTGTGAATAACCGGCAATCCAATTGGCAGAATTACTACCTCCTGGTTGGGTAGACGGACTAGTCTCCGATAGACCAGTTGAATTAGCTAAACAAATATCACTAGTTTGTGTACCACAAGTTTGCCCACTAGTAAAGTTGAGTTTAGTCTGAGTCGGACCAGCTCCTCTAAGAGTTACATTATTACGAGCTCCAAAGGTTATACCACCAGAGATTGTATATGTCCCAGCTCCTAAAGATACCACTTGACCTGCAGGACATGCAGCTATAGCTGCACTAATCTGGGCCCCAGTAGCACTAGCAGTTAAGGTAGCACAAACTGTAGTTCTAATAGGCACACCATTAGCGATACCTACAGTATTATTCCAAGTCGTTGCTCTCGTATGGTCAACAATTCCTGACCAGAAAGGGTCAGTCTGGAATGTAAATTCAAGATCACCTAATGTTGAAGGATTAAGACTCTCATCATTAAAATCAGTCCATGTTGAACCACTGTTGGTAGAAAATTGTGCATGCCCATCTGGAAAGTAAGTTTCAGATGTAAATCCCTGAGTTGATCCCTTTCTAATAGGATAAGCCGTACCAGCAGTTTTAAGTATCAGCTGATATTGAGTACCAGCCACAAAGGTTCTGAAAGCACTAAGTTTATATGTCGACCATCCCGTAGATGCAGGGGCCGGAAGGATTCCACTTTCAATAACAGTACCGTTGGCAAGTGCAATTGTAAATGTCGTTCCGGCTACAACTCCTGGACCTATTCGTAATAGGGCGAAAGTATTTGTTGAAGTAGGGGTAAATAATTCTCTAGCCCAGGTCGTTGAACTTAATGCCACCGAACTAGTATTTATCCATACTTCCATATAACCATTACCTTGTGCATGGCCATTAGAATAATTCAGTTGTAAAATAGGTTGTGTATCTAAGTCAGTCAGCCAAGCCCCTCCATTATCACTTTCCAATGATGTATAGGGAAAATTAGGATCCTGTACAGCACCAACATTATACAACCCATCTACCGATGCAAAGTTAACTGTAGGAGAAGGATCTGTATTAGTAAAAACTACGTAATAAGTCTGACCCGCTACAACAGCAGCTGAACAAGTAAATACTGGAAAGAAACCAGTACCAACACTACACGTAGCTATTGTACTACCAGGCGTATTACTAGAATCAGTGGCAATTGTAGGAACAATTGTACCTAAAGTACCACCACTGTATCCAGGTGTGGAACTAGAAATATGGTAATAAATACCACCAGTTATTGTACCTGTATATGAAGCTGTAAAGCGATATGCTACTTTCTTATTTGAAGGACCACCAACATTGATGTTATTAAGAGCTGTAGCTTGGACGCCAGTACCATATAAGTTTGTAGGCGCAGGAGTAGGAGGAGGTGGAGGTGGAGGAGTACCAGCAACATAGCAGACATTTGGATCGAATAACTTTATTCCAGCTGAGTCTCTACTTGTAGCATCATAACAAGCTTTTGCAGGATTGGCATACACATGTCCTTGCAGGACAGCTGCATCAACATTCCCGCCAGTCACATCAGGGCCAATTGGAGGCCAAGGAATTGTACCAAACCAGCTGGGTCTTGCAGTTAAATAGAATGAAGGTGGTAATGTATGCGTTGTGGATCCATCCCACATAATTGTATTACTAGCTATATCAAAGTTTCCATGCTGAAAGAATGTAGTTGCTCCTTTACCAACCCAATATCCTCCATTGAAACTAGCCACACTACTTCCACTCAAATCAGATCCAGTATTATAACCAACGCTAATTGCCGAGAAGAAGTTATCATAGGGTCTTGAGGCAGATGGTTCAATAGTAGATGTAAATGGAGATGCACCCGAATTATACTTTCCAGCTGTAGCAATAGTTATTGCATCAGCTGATCCATTCACATTTCCAATGCTATTGATATTCGTATGTGGAAAAGCTAACTGTTCTCCCATTACCTGCTGACTAGCAAGAACTGTACTAGACCAATTGACAACATTTCTTCCTGAGGCTCTGGGTGAAGCTAGAGTATCTGTTCCACGCCATTGATTTCGGAATATAGTGTTATTGGAGCTGGAACCCCAGAAAGCATCCATTGTAATTTGATTACCAATATTACCCTCAAAGAGATTGAATTGAGGATGAGCTCCATGGAAATCAATTGCTGCAAAGTTTACGATAGTAGCAGAGGCATCAAAATTACCTATGTCATAATTATAAGCGACGACGTTACCTGACGTTCCCCATCCTAACATTACACCAACATGTAGACGTTCAAAGATATTATTTTCAACCAATGTTGCAGTAGTTTTGGAAATTAAGAATATGTCCGAGTCTATAGTACCAGGTGCATGAGTATAGGCATTTGAGAAGTAACTATCTCTAAACTCATCGCGATATCCCCACAGTACATCCGCATGATCACCATCAGCATAATTATCAAAGACACCTTTAACCCAACAATACTCACAAGCGGTCATATTAAAGACTTGTGAATAGCCTGTACCATTCTGGTAAGTCTGTAAATTAGACACACCAGAATATTGTCCACCAGGAGAAAAGTAATAAACTAGAGCTGGTCCAGTACCTGAAGCAGTTCCATAATTTGTATATAGTCCTGGAGAGATAGTTATTGTAGTTCCTGATACAGCTGTAACTAGAACAATCTGACCACGTGTACGAATTGCATTATCACCGACTCCATCACACCAAGTACAGGTACCATTAGCACTGTTATTGGTCACATAAGTAGGATCATTAAGTTCTGAGACTGCTAATAAGCTACCTACTGAAATTCCTGAAGCGCTGCCAACAGTAATGCTAGTCGAACCTGCTGTGGCTCCTCCGGTTATAGTTTGAGCAGCCGGAGAATTAAAGTTTGGACCACCTCCACCTAGATTATAAACAGCTCCACTTCCGGAAGTACTGATAACAGTACCTCCTGGCAAAAGAGTTCCTGATCCACGCAATTCACAGTTTGACGGAACGTGTAAACTTGTAATACCTGAGAACATCCCCGGACCTAGAAGTACATAATGATTTGTACCACAGGCATTAAGTGCAGCTTGGATTGTAGATGTACTAGCCCCTGCTGCTACGGTTGCTCCTGCCTGAGTCCAAGAACCAGAAGGAATTCCTCCTGGAACGCCAGCTTTAGACCAGTCAATCCCATTCTTCTGTGGAGAAGTTAGAACAGCTCCTGTTCCAGAGACAGGATTTAGAATACCTGACCAAGCCTGCGCGTGAGCACGCCCAGTCATCAGGGATAGCAACATCAATATCATTAAAATTCTAGTTTTCATAGATTTACCTATTGTTAGTTACACTGGACATCGATCTCTACGAACTTAGCCGTGCTTACAGCATTAAGCTTAAAAGCAAAAGTATCTAATGCTGACACAGAAGTTGTCCAACCAGTTAAAGTAGTACTCTGTTTTAAAGTACCTGTTGAGATAGCAGGTAATGCTGAAGCTGTAATAGTATTAGATACTGTGGGGTTAGCAGTCCCACCTGTAGCTATCTTCCAGATATCTATAGTAGCAGTTCCAGCATCCACTGATATATTCCATCCTACTATAGTACAAGCATAAGGGACTGTCATATATACGATAGATCCAGCACTTAGAGCAGATCCTCCAGTATCACCCCACGTTGTACCGAATGATCTGATTGGGTTACTACTAGTATTACCGCAAGAAATAGCTCCTGTAGAAGCTGTGAAGTTCAAGTGATTTCCAGCAGAGTCTAAACAGTTTGGAAAAGCTGCTATATCAGGTACAGTCAAAGAAAAGTAATTGGTGTTATCAGAGTATATATAACTTCCCCAGTGATTTGGTACTATCTGAGTGGTATTACTATTAATGGTAGATGTAGTAGGTGTGATTGTTACAAGACCAGTATTTATATTAAAGAGACCAAAGTTAAAACCATTCTGATAGTTCGTAGATGCTGCACTAGGAAGAGTAACAGCATAAGCACTACCACTATTAATTGAAAGTATACTAGCACGATCAGTAACAGGTACTGTATAGGGAGAGCCTGTGGTCTGTTTATCCATTGAAACACCAGGCCAACACCAGCTAGGAGCTGTAGCTACTCCTCCAGAAGGAGTCGAACAGTGATAGAAACCTACTCCATTTGGTCCTGTTGGTCCGGCAAGTCTAGTAGGAACACCAGATGCCCCTCCATATATTGTATCACCTAAGGTAGTCATAGGGTTTGTGCCAGCAACAGCATTGGCTATAACAAATGCATCTGTGGCTAGCTTAGTAGTAGCATCACCTAATGATTGTGTTGTAGCCGTCGTACCATTAGGTAATGCTGGGGTACCAGAGAGGTTAGCCGCTGTACCTGTTGTATTTTGATTGAATATAGGAAAATCAGCTGCTATTGCTATACTTGGGATTCCAGTAGCCGTTGTATTCTTTAATATACCTGTTGCTAAAGCAGCCAAATTAGTTCCATTTAAACCAGTAACGCTTACAACAGCAGAGTTACTCGCTGTCACATCTCCAGTTAGATGAGCAGATGTCGGACAAACACCGACTCCCCCACCTAGTAAAAACTGGCCTACTCCTAGTAGACCACTAGATGATTCACTAGTTGTACTGGTAAAGCATGGGATACCGCCAGACGTTGCACCTGTAATAGCTACAGGAAATGCAACCCCTTGACAGGGTATCCAAGATGGAACACCAGCAGCATTTTCTTCAAAGCAAGCAGTACCTGTATTGTTACCTGCCAAATGATTCCAAACAGTACCATCCCAATAAACTGTATCACCTATTCGAGTGGGTGTAGGAAATAAGGATATAAGAGCATTAGATTTAGTATTACCACCAGTACCACCAGCAGATATCGGAACTATAGTAAAAGACGCTGTAGGACAAGACCCTGCTCCTCCACCTAATACGAAATCTCCGGCTGGAAGCAAAGCACTGGAACTCTCAGTAGTAGTACTAGTAAAACAAGGTATACCTCCTGAGTTAACCGTACCAGAAATGGTCATAGGGAAAACTGAAGAGCCTCCACCGCCTCCAGCTCCACAATCCGAACCTGTACCAGTTAAGACACCAAATGTATCAGCATGAATACACTGTACTGAACCAGTAATATTCGATGTAAATGCTCCTGTAACATGTAGCGTTGTAAAGGTTGCAGGATTAGGTACGGAGCCTCCTATCGGACCTGGAGCCGCTGGATTAAACCCAGAAGTATATGAAGCTGGAGCACCTCGAATATCAAGTATATTCGTTATTACACCACTTGATGTAGTAACCTGAGCTTGTATAATATCACCAGTAACAAATGAACTTGTTTTGGTAGATGGAACACAACTACTTGATGCATCTAAATAAATATTATTAGTAGTATTATCTGCTAATGTTAAATTCCCACCAGCATAAGTTGTAGGTGTTAATCCGCAGATAACGGTTCCTGGGCCAATATGAAGTACTAACCCAACACCTTTAGTTGGCCAGTAACCAAGACCAACTCCCTGAACTGTGCGCACATTAAAGTCCTGCAAAGGAGCATCACTTGTTTGAGGTTGTTGGGCCAAACCAGAAATAGTTAAACTCACTAATAAAGCAGCACCTACTAATGTCTTTTTAAGTACATTCTTTATATTCATGATGTCTGCCTATTAGCCGGTGATGAGTGCTCCAATCTGATAAGGAGTAGTCTTCGCATTAGTAACGTTAGCTGTAGTTGCGACTAGAGTTAAGCCTTGCAGATCCAAACCTGAACTATTACCTATAAACAAATTAGAAGCAGTAGCATACGTAATCCCTGGAAAAGTGGCTACCGTAACAAGTGTAGGATTTGAAGGAACATTAACCACAGCGGATATTGTTAAGTCAAATACCAACGTATCATCAATTGCTTTAGCTGTTGTAACTGTTGAAGAAATACCACCAAAGAACACCACTATCTGTACACCTCTAGCTCCTCGGGGAGTTCCATAGTCAAAAGCAATGGGTTGAACATAGGAAGTACCATTATATCCACCATTTTGGCCAGCTATAGCTGCTCGGGGAGTCCATGGTGTACTTAGACTCGAAGCTGCAGCTGTTGGAAGTGCTCCTCTAGGATCCCAAAACAACATAGGACCGTAATGACCAGTAGTATCTAAATCAGCTAATGTAGAGAACGGGGTTAAGCCTTTTACGTTATTGGCTACTCCATTACTAGTTGTAGTAGT